TAGGTGCTACAATTAATGAATTTAGTACGGATGAAACTTTGGGTGGAGATGCTAATACTGCCGTACCTACTGAAAGAGCTGTAAGAGGATATTTAACAAGAGATAAAGCAGGCACAGGTGCTTGGGTTCCACCAACTGGTACAACAGGTGAAAGACCTACAGGTGGTGATTTATACACAGGTGCAATTCGATATAACTCAACATTAGTAACTTGGGAAGGTTATAACGGAACACAATGGACAGGTTTAGGTGGTGGTAATCCTTGGGCAACACATACTGCTGATGGTTCAACTGCTATCACAGTTGCAGCTAATGATAGATATTTCATAGACACAACAGCAGGTGCTCAAACAGCAAACTTACCTGCTTCACCACAAGTAGGAGATCAAGTAAGATTTATAGATTTAGCTTCTACTTTTGATACAAATAATTTAACAATTGGTAGAAACGGAAACAATATTAACGGTGCGGCTGCTGATTTAGTCGTGTCAACCGAAGATAGTGCGATTGGATTAGTTTATACTGGTGCGACTTACGGTTGGAAACTAATAGAGGTACTATAATAAATATTATAAATAGAGTTATAGAGGAAAACAATGGCAGATAGTAGAGATATTACAGGTAAAAATCGAAAGTTCACAGGAACCAAGAGTATTGTGTTGCCTAAAGGCACACAAGCTGAAAGGGATCCTACAGAAGGTGGTGAAATAAGATTTAATACAGACACTAACCTTGCTGAATATTACAATGGTACAGACTGGAAACCAATTGACAGTCCACCAACTATTACAAATTTTACAATTGATGGCGGTTCTGCTGTAACATCAGCTGCAGTAGATAATACTGCTGGTGGTGATGCTACAATTGTTATTAATGGTTCTCTTTTTGACACTACATCAGGTACAGTTGTTTTTGAACCAGAAGGTGGTGGTTCAAATGTTGTAACTCAATCAATTACAAGAACAAGTGCCAGCCAATTTACAGTTACAGTTACAAGAGCAGATTTTTTAGAGGCAAATGACCCTTATGCAATTAAATTAACAAACGCTTCAGGTCTTGCAGCTACTTTAGCAAGTGCTATTGATGTAAATGTCCCTCCAGTTTTTGCAACAGATGCTGATACAAATATTGGTACGGTACAAAGTGGTCAAACAGATTTTAGTGCATTAACTTCAGTTGCATCTACAGACGCAGATGGTGATACAATTACTCATACAATTTCAGCTGGTACTCTACCTAATGGTATGTCATTATCAACAAACGGAACATTTACAGGTACTGCTTCAAGTTTACCAAGTTCAGTAACAGAATATACTTTTACTGTTCAAGCAGCAACAACTTTTCATACAGTTACTAGACAATTTAAAGTAAATGGTGTAGATTCTTTATTTATTTCGGCAACAGGCGGTACAGTAACCACAGATGGTGATTATAAAGTTCACACTTTTAATAATTCTTCAAATTTTGTTGTGTCTAATGCTGGAGTATCACCAGATAATGTTGTTCAGTATTTAGTTGTCGCTGGTGGTGGCGGTGGTGGTGCAGGACGAGCCAATGATGGAAACCATTGCTCTGGTGGCGGAGGTGGCGCAGGTGGAATGCGTTATAACAATACAACAGATTTTACAGTAACACCACAAACTTATGCTATCACAGTCGGAGGTGGTGGATCAGGAGGAAATGGTTATGCTCGTGGTTCTTCAGGTTCTACATCAACATTTGCTAATATAACATCTGCTGGTGGTGGCGGAGGTGGAAGTGCTCAAGAGGAAAGTGGTATCGCTGGAGGCTCAGGTGGAGGTGGAGGAAATGATTTTGATAACCCTACATCTGGAGGTGCAGGAAATACTCCTTCTACATCTCCATCACAAGGAAACAATGGTGGTAATGTTATTTCTAATACAGGAAATTTTGGTTCTGGTGGCGGTGGCGGTGCTGGTAATGCAGGAGGTAGTTCAAATGGTCCTGGAGGAAATGGTGGTAATGGTACTGCTTTATCTATTACAGGTTCGTCAGTTACATACGCAGGTGGCGGAGGCGCTGGAGTTTATAGTGAAACTGGTGCTGGTTCTGGAGGTTCTGGCGGTGGCGGAAATTCCACCTCCGGTCACGCTAGTGGTCAAAACGGAACAGACAACCTTGGCGGTGGTGGCGGAGGTGTTTCGAATAGATCAGATGCCTCTATAACTGGTGGTTCAGGTGGAAAAGGTGTTGTTATTTTACGGTATAAATATCAATAAAGGATTAAAGAATTATGGCTTACTTTGCTAAAATAGGTGCAAACAATAAAGTTTTAGAGATATTATCAGTTGCTGATGAAGATTGTTTTGATGCTGATAATACTGAAAATGAAGAAGTAGGTAGACAGTTTTTAGAAAAACTTACTGGTTATCCTATTTGGAAAAAAACATCATATAATAATAATATTAGAACAAGATATGCTGGAATAGGATATACTTATGATGAATTTTTAGACGCATTTATTCCACCACAACCTTTTGCGTCTTGGACGTTAAATACAACAAGTAAAGATTGGGATTCTCCTATTGAAATGCCAGACGATGGTATGCAGTATGTTTGGGATGAGGATCAAAAAAATTGGGCTTCTACAGGAATAGCTGTACCTGCACAACCTAGTGATTAATAAAACCATAATTTGGTTTAAAAGATAAGGATATATTATGCTCGGTGAATTAACTGAAAGTCAAAAAAATCATTTAAGAAAATTAAGACAATCAATAAAAACAAAAAGATATTCACATTTAAATGCTGATAAACCAGGATATTTTTCTGAAAAATCTCATTTCTACAAGGAACATAAAGTAAATAAAGAATTTAATTTTATTGCAGGATATTATTTAAATGATTTAAATAACTGTGATGAAATTATTGATTATTTTGAAAAATCATCTTTAAAAACTGATGGAAAATTATCAGGTGGTCGTGTAGAAAAATGGTCAAAACACTCTACAGATATAGGGTTTCATCCAGGTAGTTCAGAAATAGAAACTCCTTGTATTGTAAATTATCTAAAAGAATTATCAAAAATAATCAATGAGTATAAAATAAAATACCGTTTTGCTAATGAAGATAAAAATGAATGGGCTATTTCTGAAGGATTTAATATTCAAAAATATCTTCCTGGTAATAGATATTCGCAATGGCATTCTGAAAGAGGTGCTATAAGTAATAGCACTAGGCATTTAGTTTTTATGACATTTTTAAATGATGTGAAAAATGAAGGAGGAACTGAATTTTTTTATCAAAAAACTAAAATTAATCCTGAAAAAGGATTAACATTAATATGGCCATCTGATTGGACACATACACATCGAGGAGTTGTTGCTCCAGATGAAACTAAATATATAATAACAGGTTGGTACAACTTTATAAAATAATATGGGTGAATTAAATTATGTTAAATTTTTTAAAATTAAAAAAACCAAAAGTTAGATTTTGGTCCACAGTAGATGGTGTTGAACGAACATCTCCTATTTTACCAGCATCAAAAGTTATTCCACAATGGTTCAAATCTAGTAAAACAGATAAAGATAATTTAACTTGGGATATTCAATCATTTAAAGGATCAATAAAAACTTGTCCTGGATTGATTGATTATTTTACTAAAGGTTATGTAATGACAATGTGGTGTGATTTAAAAATAGAAATAACACCTGATGGATGGAAATATAGAACACCAAATTCGAAATTTGAAGTACAGGCTCACGCTAATTCACAATATTTAGATTATTTGCCAGAACACGAAAAAGAAAATCAAAAATTTGTTTTAAAACCTGTATCTCCTTGGAGGTGTAAATTATCAAAAGGATATTCTTTATTACAATTGCCTTTATATTATGATTTTAACGAAATTTTTACCACAATACCTGGCGTATTAGATAGTGATTATTACCACGAGTTAAATATACAGATGATAATAAAGAAATATGGTGAATTTTTTATACCTAAAGGAACACCACTAATACATTATTTACCAATAAAAAGAGAAGATTTTGATTTTGAAATAATTAAAAATAGTGGAAAAACAAAATATTGGGACAACGTATCTAATACCTTGGTGTTTAGTAAATTTTTTGGTTCATATAAAGATGCTCAAAAAAATAATTCAAAATGTCCTTTTCATAAAAAAGATGAAGACAAATTATAATGAATATTTTTTCTACGTATATACAAATAGATAAAGACAAAAATGTAGCTAATAATTTATTAAATACGTGTAAAAAAATATTATCAGATACACCCTATGACGAAAAATACGAATACGGTAAAACTACATTTTTTAATAAATTTAATTTAGACAAATATAATAATGAATTTAAACCTTTATATGATTTAATTATGAAAAATGCTTTTCAATATTGCAAAAATATGAAAATTAAAAACGTTTCAAATATTACATTAAATGCAATTTGGATTTCAGAAATGAAAAAATTTGGTCATCATAAAGTACACGTGCATAATAGATATTCAGAGCTTAGCGGTAATTTTTATGTGCATACAGATATTAATAGCTCTGATATTATTTTTTATAGACACGAATATTTATCAGATCCATTATCAGGTTTTGAATACGAAGAATATAATGAATACAATTCAAATGAGTTTAGAGTGCCTGTAGAAAAAGGTAAAATTTTAATTTGGAAATCAGATTTGCCACATTCTGTAGATTTAAATAAAAGTAATAGTAGAATATCTATATCTTTTAATTTAGGAATTGAAAAAAATGAAAACTAGTAAAATTACATATTTAATAAAAAACTGGAATAATGATGTGGTCAATTGGAATGAAGCACTAATTAATTTTAATCAATCTATACTTTCAGAAAATCTTGTAAAAGGTGAAAACGGATTTTATGTATCACACGATGGTCACAAAATTAATAAAGTTAAAAAAGTTTTAGAAAATAATAATTTTAAAGATGCTCATTTATATTTTAACATTGTAACGCAAACTAAAACTTTTGGTAAACACAAAGACACAATGGATGTTTGGTTTTGGCAGTGTCAAGGAATAACAAAATGGATTATAGAAGACAATAAAGAATTTATTTTAAGTCCTGGAGATTTAATTTATGTGCCAAAAGGTTTCTACCACGAAGTTAAACCTTTAAGTCCACGATTAGGCATTTCAATGAGTAGATATTAATATGTCAGATAATTATTTTAATATCATAGATAATTTTTTAGATGAAGGTTCTTTTAATTTTTTAAAAAATGCTATGATAAGTGATACTTTTCCTTGGTATTATAACGATCAAAAAGTAGATTTTAATGACGGTGCATATCAATTTACACACGTATTTTATAATAATTATAAACCTAATAGTGATTATTTAGGAATTTTAAATCCTATTTTTGACAAATTAAAAATAAAAGCATTAAGAAGAATTAAAGCAAATTTTATATTTAAAGATGTTGAAATAAAAAAATTTGATTGGCATACTGATTTTTCTGATAGTGCAAATCAATTTACTTCAATTTATTATTTAAATACTAATAACGGTAAAACAATTTTTGAAAATGATAAAACTATAAAAAGTGTTTCAAATAGAATGATAACATTTAATTCTAATATTAAGCATAGAGGCACTACCACAACAGATAGTAAATATAGACTATTATTAAATATCAATTGGTACTAAAATGATTTTAACAAATTATTATTATTATTATAAATCAGCATTTTCTAAAGATATTTGTAAAAAAATAATAAATAAAGCCAAAGAAAATAATTTAATAAAAGGTCAAGTAAAAAATAATAAATTAAAAGATACTAGAAACAGTAATATATTTTTTTTAAATGAACAATGGATTTATGATTTGATTTGGCCTTATTTACAGAATGCTAATGAAAAATCAGGATGGAGCTTTGATATAGACCACGCTGAAGATTTACAATATACAGAATATTCTAAAAATCAATTTTATAATTGGCACGCTGATGGATCTTCTGATAACTTTGGAGTTTACACAAAAAAAGATAATGTAGGTGACGCATTGATAGGAAAGGTTAGAAAAATATCAATGACAATGAATTTATCAGATGAAAAAGATTACAAAGGAGGTGATTTTGAAATAGATTTTGGACCATATGTTAAAAATAGATTTCAAGTAATAAATGAAATTAAAACACAAGGTTCTTTAATATTCTTTCCTTCTTTTGTAAATCATAGGATAACACGTGTTATTTCAGGCACAAGAAAATCTTTAGTTATGTGGACCATAGGAAAACCTTTTAAATAATGTACGATATAAAAGAATTAGTTTGGAAAGAACACAAGAACGCCGAAAGACAAGAGTTTGTAAAAACTTTAATGTCAGGCAATATAGACCACGAGTTGTATGCAACTTATTTGTATAATCAATTACAATGTTATTCTGAATTAGAAAAGTGGGGCAATCACAACGGTCTATTCAGACAAACACCAGGTTTACAAAGAGCAGAAAATATACACAAAGATTATGCTAAGTTGTGGACTAAAGAAGAAAAACCTGTAATTACACAAAGTACAAAAGAATACGTAGAACATATCAATACTATAACAGACGATCCTGAAAAGTTATATGCACATATCTATGTAAGACATTTAGGTGATTTATCTGGTGGTCAAATGATTGCTAAAAAAGTACCTGCAAAAAGATATTACGATTTTGGTGCAAATGGTAAAGAGTGGAAAAGAATAGTAAAAGAAATAATTAATAACTATCTTAACGCATATGAAATGAATGTAGTGCCAGAGGCAAGACTTTGTTTTGAATATGCAACAAGATTATTTGGAGAAATGAATGATTTGGGAAAGACTAATTAAGTGTAAAGACGAAATTGTTGCCACTTTAAATGTAAACTGTGAAGAATACATTGAAGAAGGTATGTTACGATTTAACAATGCTGATTACGGTTGGGTCAATCGTACTTGGAAAAATAAAAACATTAGACGTGCTCACGTAGATGTAGTTGATGTAAGACATACAAAAAAACTTTGGATGATGCACGTTTGTTTATTTCCAGAGTTAACTAATGGTGGACCTATTTACGGATTTGATATTATTGCAGGAGAAAAAAAAGTTACTGGTGCTTTCCACGACTTTTCTCCACTTCTCAAAAAAGAACATTCATTAACACGTTGGTTTTTAGAAGAAACTAAATGGTTTAAACCGAGTAAAGAGAGAGAATTACCAGATTGGGCAAAGGCTATCTTTAGCGGAGGAATGATAGCCGCTGGTAACGTAACTGAAGAAAAAGAATTAAATCAGATATGTACTTTAGCAGTATCAAATTTAAATTCATATATTGATAAAATAGGTGATTTTAATGATGATTCTGATAGAGATGAAGTCATAAAGGCACAAAATTATTATTGCGAACATCAACAAAAAAACCCACATACGCCAAGAGTTATGCAATCACTAGGGTTACCTGAAGACGATATTAAGTTGTTTTGTAGTGATAATCTCTTTCCTATCATTAAATAATTCTTATAAATAGTAGTAAACTAAGGATTTAAAATGGCAGAACCAGCAACAAGAGAAACATTAAAACAATATGCTTTAAGAGCATTAGGTAAGCCAGTCATTGAGATTAACGTAGATGACGACCAGTTAGAAGATAGAATAGACGAGGCAGTACAGTATTTTCAACAGTATCATTATGATGGTATTAGAAGAACATATTTAAAGTACAAATTAACTGCCGCTGACAAAACTCGTTTAGCAGCTATCAATGGTTCAACTGAAACTGCCACAGATAGTGTATCAGGTAATTCATCAACTTGGTATGAAGATAATAATTATCTTGTAGTTCCTCAATCTATTATATCTGTAATTAATATATTTCCGTTTTC